CCAACAGTAAGATTATCCGGTAGTGTTGTAATGCTAGTTCCTCTAAGGTCGAGGTCGCCTCCAACAGTAAGATTATCCGGCAGTGTTTTAATGCTAGTTCCGCTAAGGTTGAGGTATCCTCCAACAGTAAGATTATCTGGTAGTGTTGTAATGCTAGTTCCGCTAAGGTCGAGGCCTCCTCCAACAGTAAAGTTATCCGGTAGTTTTGTAATGCTAGTTCCTCTAAGGTCGAGGGTTCCTCCAACAGTAAGATTATCCGGTAGTGTTGTAATGCTAGTTCCTCTAAGGTCGAGGTCGCCTCCAACAGTAAGATTATCCGGCAGTGTTTTAATGCTTGTTCCTTCAAGGTAGAGGTATCCTCCAACAGTAAGATTATCCGGCAGTGTTTTAATGCTTGTTCCTTCAAGGTAGAGGGTTCCTCCAACAGTAAAGTTATCCGGTAGTGTTGTAATGCTAGTTCCGCTAAGGTAGAGGTCGCCTCCAACAGTAAGATTATCCTCTATTATTTGATAATCACTAATACCCCAATCTTTAACAAATTTTTCTTGTTCTTTGGTCATATATAAATCCTTTCTTTGTTCTTTGATTAGTAAAAAAAAGAGGGAGCACGGACAAACTATCAATTGGGTAAATGAAGTTAATAATCAATCTACTCCGCAGAATGTAAAATATCCAAAAGCCCCTCAGGAATTGTCGATAAAATAAATAAGAAAAAGAGCCGGTGAGTTAAAAGTAAACTATCTAAGAAAGGAACCGGCTCAAACTCTTGGGAGAGTTAAATTTTTCAAGTCCTTAAGGAGACGGACTCTGGAATAATTCCGGCTTCTAAGGAAGCAATTATCCCAGACACGAGGTTTTAAAACCTGTCCGCCTATATTAAAAACTTGTTTAAGTTCTCCTTTTGCAACGCTGCCGTGAAAACGGTTGCAATAACCGCATATTACTGTTGGTTATTGTCTTTCATCTTATAGATGATTTCAGTCCTTTCGGTATTTACCAGTCGCTTTACGCTTTATAATGCCATAAGGCTTTCTTTTTCAAAGTACAGAAATTGTAAAATTTTGTTTTAATACTTGACACTCCCCAAAGTCATGTGATTACATGGCTTTGGGGTGGTTATCCCTCATTTTTCTAAAAGAGAAAGGTGAGCGTAAATTTTGCCGTACTTTGTAGACGGCTTGAAAATATCTACATTCACAATGAGGGATTAAGGATAAAATGAAACATTTATCAACCAACCCAACTGTCACATTCTTTGTGCTATGCGTAGTACACGATATAATTGTGACAGTTATAAGTCAAAGTATTATAAATTATTTCAATTTATAATGCCCAGACTTGGGGAGAAGGTATAAGGAATCTTATGCCTTCTTTTAATGTCAATTCAGTTTTAAATGTGCAATATTAAGCATTGTTAACTAAGCCTATGTATTAATTTACATTTAGGCTTTGTTTTGTTATAATATCTATGTCGATTTAAATGAGGGGGATTGAAACTAGTTAAGCAATCTCCCTGTTTTTATCTTCAAGAGAAAGGTAATTATCAATAAATTCATTCAAGACTTCTGACATTGTGCGATCATTGTCAATAACGCGCTTGTAGAATTTACGATATTTTTCTTTCTTACAATTGAATGTAATACGGTGTATGTTCATTGTGGCTCCTACACTTTGATTCACTACATATGTAATTATATGACAAATGTCATATAAAGTCAATACCGAATGTCATAATATGGAAAACTTATTAGTTAAACGTTTAATAGAAGTCCGAAAAACCTTTGGTGATAGTGGTTATGGTTTCGCAAAAAAACTTAACATTCCGCAGTCTACATATTTACGTTATGAAACAGGACAACGGAAAGTATCAGCAGATTTGATAGAAAAACTCACATTATTTTGTGATGTTAATCCTTTTTGGTTATTCACAGGTCAAGGTCAGATGTTTATCAAGCCTGATGACAATACCCTCGAGCGACAGAACGATACTACTGTCAAAGAAAGAGTTAGTCATTTTGGCGAAAGGCTCGGCGAGTTACAAGACAAGCACGAGTACTTAGATAAAGATATGGCAAAACTGCTCAAAATCAGTGAAGAAGATTATATTGATTTAAAGCTTGGGGATATTGAACCGGATTTGGAAGTCCTAAATCGCCTGAAACAGTGTTTTAAAGTGTCAATTGATTATCTGTTGTATGGGGAGTAGGGTTGAAATTTGGGGTATAATATGTCATAATAAAGATGTAACATTGTAACTTGATTACAAAAGCATTGGGTGTATCCCGGTAAGGTGTTTCTCGCTTTTTTCATATTGCAAAAAATATCATCTTTCTAGCTTCCCATTCTTTGTATTAATTTCAACTCCGTGTATATCTTCCAAACTTCTTGTTGTATTGAAATATCTAAAGTCAACCTTCTTTTCAACTTTCCCAACTCTGCTCATTATTTGATTATAACTGTTCACCTGGTAGTATATAGAAAATACAAGCAATGCCAAGATTAAGCATTCTATTAAATAACTCCTCTTTTGAATATATTTCACAAAACCTTTTACATCAGTAAATAACCTACTTTTCATTTTGCTCACTTTCCTTTTTCTTAATTCCTAATATATATTACGGAATATTGAGCAAACTTAAAACCTTTATTTAAGCGTTTTTTTAATGTTTAAAATAGTATACACTTATCTAAAAAACGAAAAATCTTTATTCAATTAGTAGTCCTGCTAAATGATGTAATTTTGGAAAAAGATTATTTAATATAAAATTAGTGTATTTGCGTTGATTAGGGTTTATGTTGCAGCAGATTTCTTTAGTAGATATTAACCAATTCTATACAAAACCTGTAAAAAAACGGGGCAGCTATAAGAAACATCCGAAAACGGAAGAAGAAATAAGCCCGTGGACTTTAATAAAAGACTTGTATGTAAAGCTTGCCGGCTATTTTTCACTACCAGTTTTTTGTCAGGAGGATATTGTATTCACACAAGGTATTTTTCGCATCAGCTGCTATGCTTATACCGATGAAGCTTACGAATATCAGGGTGAAACCTACAAAGGTGAAAATTTTAAGGTATTTGAAGCTGAAATTATCGGCACTGAGAATATGTATTTAGAAGACCGTCTGAAAATCCATCAGGCGGTCTTAAGCTATTTGGACGCAGGCGCTACAATAGAAGAGGCAGAAATATACGTAAAAACTAAGTTTAAGCATATTTTGGGGTAAGTTATGGGTTTAAATGAAAAACAGAAACAATTTTGCGAAGAATTTATTATTGATTTTAATGCTACGCAAGCCGCTATTAGGGCAGGCTATAGCAAAAATACGGCGCGCAATATTGCATGTGAAAACTTAGCAAAACTTAACATTCAGGAATACATTAAGCAGCTCATTGAAAAACGTAATGAGCGAACTAAAATCACGCAGGATGAAGTTGTTGCCAATATTGTTGAAGTTATGCAAAGGTGCATGCAGGCTAAGCCTGTAACATTTATGGGACGACAGGTTAAGGATGAAGAGGGGAATAATCTCTGGAGATTCGACTCACAGGGAGCAAATAAGGCGCTTGATATGCTGATGAAACATACAGGCGGGTATAACGCGGACAACCAGCAGAAGCAAGCGCTTTTAAATAATGTGCAGAAAATTTTTGTCACGCCTGATGAAGTGAAAGAAGTAGATAAACACATAAAAGAAGTGCTGGGTGATGATTAACAGTGAATTTCTCGGACAAAGATTATTGCAACAAGGATATGAAACCTGGATGCGCTATATGTTCCGTATTATTGAAGCGCGCCCGTTTGTTGTTGAGCCTATTCACGCGGATTTATTCCAGACAATGGAAAAACTGTATGCAGGTAAAGAGTTGCGCCAAAATATAAATGTCCCGCCCAGAAGTGCTAAAACTACGCTTGCAAAATACTTTATAGCCTATTGCTGGACAATCAGTCCTAAGATGAATTTTATCTATACATCTTATTCGGAAAGCCTTCTGGCGAATATCTCCAAAGAATTGATGACAATTCTTGAACATCCGGCATACAAAGCTATGTATCCGCAGTCGAGAGCTATTGAGGGGGATGAAGACATAACCCCTAATGATGACTTCTGGTATGAGTATCTTAAGCAGTTTTACACAGGTAAAAATATCTATTCAGCTAAGAAAATAACAACGTATCAGGGCGGTGTGTGTTTATTCAGCCCTATAGGTGGTCAGATAACAGGGTACGGTTGCGGTATACGTTCGGCTAAGAAGTTCTCCGGTGCGCTTATTATCGATGACGGCAACAAACCTGCTGATGTGCGCTCACAAACTATGCGCGACAGGGTGTTAAGATACTACGAAGAAACCCTGTTGTCACGTCTGAATAACCCTTATGTCCCGATTATCAATATTCAGCAAAGACTGCATGTTGAAGACCTTTCCGGAACTTTAGAGAAAAAATACAGGTTTAACACCCTTAAGAAACCTCTGCTTGATGAAAACGGAGTATGTCAAATCCCCTCACAGTACACCCCTGAACGTATTGAAGAACTTAAAAAGAATAATTACATGTTTTTATCCCAATACCAGCAAGAGCCAATTATATTAGGCGGTCAGATAATTAAGCGTGCATATTTTAGATATTACCCCGTCGCAAAAGAATACCAGTATAAACGTATACTTATTGCAGCTGATACAGCAATGAAAACGAAAGAATATAACGACTACAGCGTATTTATGGCCGGCGGTGTAACAACAGATAACAAGTTACATGTTCTGGATATGCTGCGCGGTAAATGGGAAGCGCCTGAGCTTGAGAAAATGGCAGTCGCTATATGGAATCAGTTTAAGCTAAATCCTGTTACGGGTTTGACTTGCAACGGCTTCTATATCGAAGATAAAGCGAGCGGCATCGGATTAATTCAGGGCTTAACCGCTAAATACGGGATACCGGTTATTGGTGTTCCAGCTTCAACCGACAAGTTAACCCGAGCAGAGAACGTGCTGCCATATATTGAAAGCGGTCAGGTATATTTACCAGAAAATGAAAACTACAATTTTAATGTTGATATACTCTCAGAGTGTGAAGCTTTCAGCCGTGATATGTCGCATAAGCACGATGATATTGTTGATACATTAGGTATTTTGATTCAGGAAGCTTTAGGAAAGACAAAGATTAGTATTTTAGATTATTTTATGTAAATTAATTTTCAAGCCGTTTGCTACGATTGAATTATGGCTAAAAATAAGAACAAAAAACCGCTGAAAGCAACCAACACAGCGGATGATAACATTATGCAGGTAATCGAGCAGGAGTCAAGAAAGCTTACTGCTCAGAACTCTTTGGAAACTGCTTTAAGATGCGGCAACGGGCTTGATAACTGGTCGCAGACTTTGAGTCCGCGCAATGTTTATAATAATCTCTCGCTGGTTATGATTAGCCAGTGGCAAATATTGTTAAGCTATCTATACAAGACCTACGGCGTACTTGCCAAAATGGTTGATATACCGGTAGATGACGCGTACAAAGGAGGCGGGTTTACCCTTGAAACTGATAGTATTGAAGAAGAAGAGCTCAAAGAGCTGGAAAAGACTATTAATAAAAATCAAGATATAAAACAGATAAAAAATGCACGCAAGTGGGCTCGGCTGTACGGCGGTGCGGCACTTATAGCACTAAGCGGGGATGATTTATCAAAGCCTCTGAACTATGAATCGCTTTATAAAAAACCTTTAGAGTTTATGGCTGTGGATAGATGGCAATTATCATATTCAGAGCCTAATATTAATATTCCCGGCGGGCAGTGGGAGTATATTAACCAGTACGGACGCAGAAAAAATAAAAAAGGTGTTATCGGTTCTAATACGTTGACACGTATCCACTCAAGCCGTATTTTCCCTATAACAGGCAAAGAAGCTCCGTTTATAATTATGCAGCGTGTTAACGGCTGGGGAATATCTGTTTTAGAACAGGTGTTTTCTGATATGTCGCAGTATTTTAAGGCGGGGAATGTCTTATTTGAGCTTCTTGATGAAGCAAAAGTTGATATTATCAAGCTTGAAACACTCCAGACTGCATTATCAGCAGGTAACACAAACCAGATTTTACAGCGTATGCTCGACTTGATTGCAAATAATTTGAATTATAAATCAAAACTGCTGATGTCCACCAATGATGACTATGTCCAAAAGCAGATAAGTTTCAGCGGGCTGGCAGAAATGAATAAAGAAATCCGTATTATGATGGCGGGTGCAGCCAATATGCCTGTTAATAAACTCTGGGGCGAAGGTGTCACAGGTTTTGGAAGCGGAGAAGACAGTTTAGAGAACTATAATTCCCAGATAGAGAATGAAGTCAGAAGCGCAGATGATGCAGTTATTGACTGGGTTCTTATGCTCAGGTGCTATCAACAGTTTGGCTTTGAACTTCCTGACTTAACCAAAAACTGGAAAAATTTAAGAGTTCTTTCTGCTATTGATGAACAGAATATAGCTGACCATAAATTCGCAAATGCCTTACAGCTTTATGACAGACAGTTTTTAAGCCCGCAAGAGCTGGCGTTATACCTTAAAAAAGAACAGTTATTTGTCGCGGATACAAGGGCATTACGGGGTGAGCTTGAAGATATGCCATTATTGAGCCAGCAGCAGGGATTTACTGAAACGAAGGATATTGTTAAGGAATGAGCCCTACAGCCATTAAAGATTTCAAGATAAAACAGTCTTATACATGGCTTGTACAAAAAGCCTTGTTCTCATATCTTTGGGAAGGGATTTACAAGCCCATGTTTGATATGCTTGAAATCAAACCGGAAAAGGCTAAAAACAGCATAGATGTTATTTCACAAGCATTGCGTGATGGGCGGATATATTATGCAGAGGGCGGATTCAGGGCTAAAACTAAATTTACTGCGGCACAATCCAGAGAATTACTGGCATGGGGGGCGAAGTATGACAGTTACAGAAGAATGTACCGTATTGATTATAACCAAATCCCGATGACTGTGCGCGTTGCACTTGCAGAGTCGGAAATAAGCGCGAAGAATACTATTACCCAACTGGAAGTGTTTTTACGGGAAGTTGAAGCCAATATCCCTTATATTGTGGAATCAATGGTGTTTAATGAAGAAGTTATGACCATCCTTGATGATGCTCAAAACGAGGTTAAGAAGAACATTAAGCACCTTAATATTATTGAGCCGGAGTTGTCAGAAGCCCAGAAGCAGGAAATAGCGCAGAGCTATACAAACAATATGCGCTATTATATCAAGAATTTTGCAGAGAAGCGTATCCCTGAAATGCGTCAAAGGGTGCAGGATCTGGTACTAAAAGGTTATAGAACAGATGCTGTAGAAAAAATGCTGCAGCGCGAATACAATATTGGGGCGAATAAAGCAAAGTTTTTAGCCCAAAACGAAACATCTATTATGCTCGCGGAATACAAGCGTGTGACTTATCAGGAGATGGGTTTTGATAAGTTTATCTGGCGTACCATTATGGACGGCAGAGAGCGGGAAGAACATAAAAAACTGAACGGGCGGATTTTTAGATATGACGACCCGCCGATTATAGATGAAAGGACAGGGCTACGAGGACTTCCGGGGCAGACATATAACTGCCGTTGTGAAGCCATTCCGTACCGCGATGATAACCCGTTTATAAAGACAGAAATAAAAAACGGACAGTTACAGCTTACTAAATCCTAAAAACCGAGTTTTTAGGATTTTTGTTTTTCCCCTCAAATTTAAATTTCGCGCGGGTTGGTACAATCAATACAGGAGTATCAACCAATGGACAGAGGCAAAATAGACAATTTAATATGCTATCTTTTAGCAATAGCCAACTATGCGAAGGATATACACTATAACTGCGGAGGGGAAAGTTTCTATGGTCAGCACTTATTTGCTGACAGGTTTACAGATAACCTGTACGACTACATAGACCAGCTTAAAGAAATATGTCTGTTAGGGCACGGATTTAAACCGCTGCACTCAAGCGAGTATTTGAGGAGGGGTGCTGATTTAATCCCTGAAACGGTTGATTTTCGTCTTATGCACGAATTAATGCTCAATTGTCTGCAAGAGATTGAAGGTATTGAAGGTGTCTCAAAGGGTGATGAAAACCTTATTGGCGCTATCGCTCAAGACCTGCAGAATAATGTCGGACTCCTGAATATTATGGAAGGAGAACCTCTAAAGAATGTTTAACTGGGGCTTAAGACAGGATACAAAAGCTATAAATGCTATTATACTCGGCGAAGGCAGCGAAAAAGGCAGACCTTTTAAATCGCGCTTCTTACAGGCGGGCTTAGTTAAATATGACTTCGGTGTGTGTCTGCTGAAAAAAGAAACTATCGACAGGTTTATTGACACATTCAAGGGCTGCCCTGTAGTAATTAACCATAAGGACAATATCACCGAATCCGACAAGGTCGGAGAGGTACATAATATCTGGTTCAGCGATAAAGACGGCTGGTACTGGTGCGATGGGGTATTAACTGATGATAAAGCCGTAGAGCTTGTTGAGAATGGCTACAATGTGTCTTGCCAATATGCTATTACCGATTATTCAATAAATGATACTGGTAAGCTTCACAACGGCAATCCTTACGATAAAGAGATTTTGAACGGCTTATTTGAACATCTGGCGATAGTTGATAATCCGCGCTATGAGGGGGCGTATATTGCTGTGAATGCGTATGTTGCTCAAAATGCTATTTGCAGAAATGAGTTTAAAGAAAGCGAGCATCCGCGCGATGATGAAGGAAAGTTTACAAACGGTGAAGTCGGAACTTTTTATAACAAAAGTACCAAAACAATCGAGCTTAAAGGCGATGAACTCGGTTCTACAGATGAAGAAATCAGAGAAAACGGTCTGAAATACTTTAAAGAGAATTATCAGGGGAAAAAGTTTGATAATCCCGAGTTGAAAGGTGTTTTATTTAGCAATATTGGTATTAAGAAATTTTATACAAATAGTGCTGATATTAATAAAATAAAAGCCATACCGGCGTTAAAAGATATCATTGAAAAAGGCGAATATCAAGGAGCGGAAGATTTATCTCATCCAAGAGAAGACGGTATCATAAAGTTTCACCGCATAAATCATTATGTTTCTATTAACGGACAAAAAGAAAATATGTCTGTTTTAATCGGAGAAGATAAAAATGGAAACCGTTTTTACAACTTAAACAATAAAACCTATACAGCAGAAAACTCCTCAGGGGTTGTCCACGCTATAGGCGGAGCCAATGAAGAGTTTTCTATAAATATTATAGCATCTAATTCAACAGATTTCAAGACTAGTAAATATCAACCTGTATTCGACTGGATACGCAATTTTAAAGGAGGAATTATGGACAAGGAAACAAAAGGCTTGTTTGAGTCGCTTATTGACGCCCTGAGAGCCCGTAATGAGGCTGATGATGAAAAGGAAAAAGACGACGAAAAGAAAGCCGAAAACAAAAAGGCTAAAAATGAGGATGTCGACAAGCGTGACATTATTCGTCAGATTATGGCTATTGCAGGCAAACACGAAGATAACGAAGATGTCAGAACTATTGCTAAATTAGCTGAAAAACTGGCTTACGACAAATCGGAAGCCGGTACTGCTGACAACAAAGCCAAAAACGAGGACGATGAGGAAGAAAAGAAAGAAGACGAAGAAGCCAAGAATAAATGTAAAAACAAGGCTAAGAATGAAGACGAAGAGTCCAAAGAGAAGTACGAAGATCTAAAAGAAGAAGTTAAAAAAGAAGCTGAAAACAAGAAGGCTAAAAACTCAATGGATGCTCTCAAGCGCGTTTTCTTTGAAGGCGAAGCACCGAGAGGCAAAATCTATATGTCGCAAAAAGAAGGCATAGAACTCGGCAAAAAGCTTTACTAATCAATAATCAACCAACATAAGGAGTATAAAAATGACAAATGGTATTTCATTAACAAATAGAAGGATGACCGCGGTAAAAGGCCAGCCGGCATACCTGCCAAACCAGCCGATTATCCATAACTGTATCGTAGACCCGACATTGGCGGCAAACACATATTTGAGCCCTGGTGATGTTGTTGCTCTTCAATCTGCTGCAACTTTAAAAGGTGTAACCGTTGTAAAAAAAGCAGCTGTAACAGATACACCGTGCGGGGTTGTTGTATTTAACTCTATTAAATCCGGTTTTGCGGCAAATGATAAGATTTCTATTTTCCCGGTTAATTCTTTTGTTTACCTGCCTGCAGGTGCAGCTGATATTAAACTTGGCGATAAATTACAGTTTAATGCTTCAGGTCAGGTTGTGACAACAGCAACTGCATCTAATGGCTATATCGGTATTGCATGGACAGCACCATCAGCGGTGAATGACTTAATTGTAGTTCAGATTGTGCCGGGTATGGAAGCAGCAGCTTCATCTTAGTAAAAGTAAATATCAACCAACAAAGGAGTATAAAAATGGCAAATAGCATTTTTGATGCGGATAAATACGCAGAACAGACATTTAAAGCGGTTAACGCTTTATTTGACTATCCTACCGCCGGGGTTGTCCAGACGGTAGACACAATAACTGAAATTGTAGATGGTATAGTGGAAGCTAAATACTACACAGTAGACGGCACACTCTCAGACTACATAAATATAGACGCTTCCGGCAGAGGTGCTTATGCCGGTGAAATCTTCCAGTTTACCGGTGCTTATGTAGGCTCGCCGTTTAAACAGTGCATTATTAATCCTGCTTCAACAGGTATACATAACGACGCGACAGCAGATATCGCAGTAGACGGTATCAGAACGCCTAATAACTTCTACAGACAGAAATATTCTATTTCTCAGGAAGGTCTTAAGATGGCAGCGGTTAATCGTGTAACATTTGACCTTGTGGAAGAAAAAGAAAAATCCCGTAAAAAATGCTGGGATTTGGGCTTGCAAGACACATTGTTTGAAGGTCTTGGCGATGGAAAGACATTTGGCTTGCTCAACCAGCCTGGGGTAACTGTCAACACTTCGCTTATCCCTGTTGCAATTCAGAACATGACAACAGCACAGCTTAAGACTTTTGCAGGTTCAGCACTAACAACAGCGTTTGCAAACTCTAATTATACAATCAAACCTAACCGCTGGTTAATGCCTACAGATACATTTATGGCTCTGGGTGTACCATACGGCGATACATTTGGAATGCCTACAGTTATTCAGGTATTAGAGAATGCATTCAAACAAGCCGGCGCACCTTCTGACTTTAGAATTGTACACTCTATCTACGGCGATGCTGCAGGTACAGGCGGAAAAGGCAGACACGTATTCTACAATACAGAAGCAGATAACCTGCTTATGCTTACTCCGAAACCATATACACCACATTCATTGTATGCAGTTGGTGCATTAGATATGATTTCAGACGCGGAAGCACAATTCACAGGCGTATGGCTGAAACGTCCTACATCAATGCTTTACGCTGATGAAGCAGCATAGTAATTAGGAGGAAAGTAAAATATGAAATTACATAACAGATGCGGTAATAACCTATCACACGTAATTGTCGAAAAAGGCAAGAACATAACTTATTTCATAGCTAACGGTGACTTTGGAGAAGTGCCGAAAAAAGTAGCTGAAATATGGCTTAAAATACCCGGGGTAACTGAATATGTCGAGCCTGCGGACTTAGAGAAAGCCGAAGCCGAAGCGAAGGCAAAACAGGAGGCTCTGGAAAAGGAAAATGCTGAGCTTAAGAAAAAGCTTGAGGCATTAGAGAAAGCAAAAACCGAAGATAAAAAGTAAATTTCTTCAACACACATAACCTGATAACTATGAAAGGAAAATCACAACATGTCAGACAATATTTTGGAAAATGTAACAGTAGAACAATTTAAGGAATATTTTATGCGTGATTTTCCTTTCCTTCCTTTATATCAGGAGGGCAAAACGTATTTTATTGATGATATAGTTTATGTTGAGCCTAATTTTTATAAATCACTCGTTAATAACAATACACAGCCGGTAACTGATACAGAAGCCTGGGAAGTTACAAAAGGTGATATTTATAACTATGTGACAGACGCAGATATACAAAAGGCAATGTCACAGGCTATTGTTACTGCAAATCCCGCGTTTGGAGCAGATGATACAGAAAAAATTAACATATACTTACATCTTGTCGCTTTTTATCTGGTAATGGACTTAAGAAACGCCTCTAGCGGTGTTAACGGTACTTTTAGCGGTTATGTCGCGTCAAAAAGTGTCGGTGATGTATCTGAGAGCTACTCTTTTCCTACCTGGCTTATGAATAACCCGTTATATGGTATTTATTCACAGAATGGCTATGGTATGAAGTATTTATCTCTCATACTCCCTTACCTTGCGGTTACGATTCTGTTCTCACCGGGGAGGACGACTTATGGCTAATGTTAAGGCGGATTTATCGGGGCTTGAGGGGTTACTCAGGGGCTTAAAAGATGAATACAGTGTCAAAATAGGTATCATCGGGAGTGACGCAAAGCAGCAGCACGACAGCGAAAGCGGTCTTACCAATGCTGATATTGGTACGTTTCACGAATTTGGTACAAAGAGAATGCCCCGCCGTTCTTTCTTAGAAGATGCAATTATCCGTAAGGTGTTTAGTCCGGACCAGATGAAAGACATGAAAAAAATCTTATGGAAACAGTTCTTTGTTAAAAATGCGGCTAAAAAATTCATGCAGGATATCGGAGCAAAGGCACTGGACGCAGTCTGGATGGCATTTGATACAAACGGATTCGGGGAATGGAAGCCGCTAACTATAAGCACGGAGCAGAATTTCAGAAAAGCCAGAAAAAGAAACGTCAAAAAACAGGGCTATCAGATACTTACAGATACCGGCAGGTTAAGACATTCAATCAGTTTTAAGGTAATTAAAAAATGAACCTAATCCAGCATAATACAACACTATCTAATACTACGGGGCTTCCTAACATGGCTCAAACCATTCAAGGCTGGTTTCAGCCTGTTGAGTTTGAGGTAATAACCCGCAGTTTAGCTGATGACGGTGACGGTGTGGACTGGGTGTCTGAAACCGTTACATTAATAAAAACACAAGGTGTAGTAAGACCTCCGAGCGATAAGGACTTAAAAATATTACCCGAGGGTACATGGGCTTGGGAATGGCTTCAAATTCACTGCTTACCGAATGTGGAATTAAACACTAATCAGTTTGTAATCTATAAAGAAAAGCGCTATAAGGTTATGGCTAAAAAGGATTGGACAGAATACGGGTATATCAGATACACATTACTAGAGGCTTTTCAGGCAGAGCAGCTGGAGGGAGACGTTAGTGGCTAATTCACTAGAGATAATTAAAAACATACTTGTTAATGAAATGGAGCTTCCAAAGACCCGTGTTTGGGCTTATAACGCTGATATGGATTTGCCAAAGGATAACAAGCTCTTTGTAGTCCTGCATTATGGCGAAAGACGGCCAATAAGCAACAATGTTAAATATGTTTCTACTGATGAGGGATTGGAAGAGCATCTGAGTATGAACGTAGCTGAGGATGTTATAATCTCGCTTTTATCTCGCGAGGTTGAGGCCAGAGAGCGGGCACACGAGGTGCATATGGCATTCAGAAGTACATATGCACAGCAGGTACAGGCAAAAGAGCACGTGCATATTTCATTACTGGGGGATGTTTACGACGCTTCTTTTTTAGAAGCAGCTTCAAGAATTAACAGATTTGATTGCCGCGTAAGAGTTTTCAACTCATTTGCTAAGATAAAAACAGTAGATTATTTCGATAAGTTCCCTAATACAAGTCAAGTAGAAGTTATAACAAAAATAGAACCGTAAAATATCAACCAACAAAGGAGTATCAACTAATGACAGCAGGATATCAGATACCAATTACTTATGTAGTTAACGCTACTGCGGTAACACCTTCGCAGGGTTTAGAGCCGCTTAAACTCAGTACAATTCTGATTATGACGGACGAAGAGCCGGCAATTCCTTATCAGGGCTCTTATGTTATCTCAAGAACCTCAACCGGTATTGCTAACCAGTGGGGTACAAATACCGAGATAGCCCAGCAGGCGAATATGATTTATTCCCAGACTCCGAATATTTTAACTAATAACGGTTATATTATAGGCGCTAATTACCAGACAGTGGATTATAACAACCCTGCAACTTCAGGCACGCTGACAACAGAAAATCTGAGTGCAAATATAGAAAATTTTATTTCTGTAACTAACGGGGTGATTAATCTTACTGTTGACGGTTCGGCAAAACAAGTCACAGGACTTGACTTTTCGGAAGCAGCAACACTGGAAGAAATAGCAGAAGTTATACAAGCTAAATACACTGATATTACAATCACAGCTACTGCTGATAATACATTACTTTTTGTTTCTAAAACAACCGGAGCCGCAAGCAACGTGACTATAGCAGCTATGACCGGTTCAAGCGGTACAGACCTGTACGGAGCGTCATATCTTAACGGTGCGTCCGCGGCCGCTGTTGCAGGCAAAGCGGCTGAAAGTGGTGCAAGACCCGAAACACTTTCAGAAGCCGTAACAAGATTAGCCGGCCAGATATATTTTGAAGGCATATTGACTACAAGGGCATTGAGTGACGAAGAAGCAATTACAGCCTGCTCAACAATTCAAGGAATGCAAAACAGAATATTCCCTGTTCCAGCTTCAAACATCTCGGCACTGGCAGCTTCCACGGGCTTGTTCTCTAAAATAATGTCTTATACTAATTGCAAGCCTTTGCTTTATACTCTGGGCGATGATGACGAAGCAGCCGCTCTTAATTCCAGATTATTTGCTACAGGTTACCTGTCAAGGGGCTTTGCGGTTAATTACAGCGGAAGCAACACCACAATAACTATGAACTTGAAAGACCTAACAGGTTTACAAGCGGATACAAATATTAATGAAACTATTCTGGCTCAGGCTGCTGCGGTGGGTGCTGATTGTTTTGTATCTCTGGAGGGGCTGCCAAAGGTTATTTCTAACAAACAGAACGGTATGTATTTCGATCAGGTTACTAACCGTATCTGGCTTGTTAATACTATTCAGAGGGAAGTGTTTAACGTACTTGCGACAACACGCACTAAAGTACCGCAGACAGACGCCGGACTTGAAAGTATAGTAAAGGCAATAAGAAATGTTTGTAATCAGGCAGTAGTAAATGGTATGCTTGCACCGGGTGAATGGAACAGCTCTGATTTCTTTGGTAATCAGGAGGATTTCCTGAGAAATATCCGCGAATTCGGGTATTACATCTATCATCAGCCGGTAGCGGAACAGGCACAGAGCGAGCGTGAAGAAAGGCGGGCGCCGCAGTTTATGGTCGCGTGCAAAGAGTCCGGGGCAGTGCATTCAGCCTCAATCGTAATATATATTGAAGCATAGGAGATTTTAATATGGTAGACAGCTATACAGCGCAAGATATTATTATCGCGGAAGATTACAACGGGGAGTGGGTGCTCACGGATTTTGCAGACAACACTGTCGCAGAACTTACAGCACCTAACAACCTGAGCACTACGTCAACCGGTTATAACGGTAATTCTCTTGGAGCACATAATGAGCCAGGAAGGCAAAGAGAATTAACATTAAGACTTGTCAAAGCTTCCGGCGATGATAAAAGGTTTAATGAGAATTACAACTTATGGAAAAATAGAGACTTCAGATTTAAGCCGCTAACAATGCGTTTTACAAAGAATGTTGCTCATTCAGACGGTTCTGTAACACGCGACACGGTAGAGTGTTATTTCGGGTTACCGGGAGACCAGCCGGTACAAACAACGGATGTTGCAGGTTCTACCGACCAGGTAGTAAGTGTATACATGTTGCGGTTTGGTAACTCTGAAAGGAGCTTAAGCTAATGTTAAAATTCCAGTTAAAGAGCGGGAAAATGGTAGAACTGAACCTCGCGCCAATGGATAATGCTTTGTATTTGTACAGAACAATTATCCACGAATGCAAAGGTGCGGGGTTAGATATAACGGCCGTAGACGGTGAAAGCATTGCAGCAGTACTCACAAAAAACATTGATGCGCTTTTAAGTGTTATTGGTTCGGAATATGTGCTTGAGGCGATAAAGGGCTGTGCTGATAAGGTCATATATGATAAACAGCGGTTCAATATGGAGATTTTTGACAGAGATGAAAGAGCACGGGGCGATTTTTTCCCGCTTATGACACTTATTGCGGTTGAAAATATCCGCCCTTTTTTTCCGGCTCTCCATACCGTTTCAAGTGCGATAGAATCCCTATTGTTGAAGAGTTAGAACTCCCAAAGGTTGAGTACAATATCGATACCTTCAAGGTCTGGGCGATGAAGCTCTCACGGGCAGGGTATGGAGATATAAACACAATAAGAAATTTGAATGCACAGGAGTTTCTCGACTTAATCCATTATGAAAACTACCTTGCAAAATATGCGGAACTGGTGAGAGTGCTGAATACTAAAAAGGGAAAATAATATGAAACTTAGCTTTTATATACCTTCCGGGGGAGTAAAAGAGTAATTACTTTATATATGTTTTAAACAAATTATTATGCTAAAATTAATATGCAAGCACCAGCTTGCAGGGTAGCGACCTTATTTGCACCTATCCTCCGTCACAGACTTGTAATGTAGAAAACGGCGGAAAGGAGGTGGTAAAATGACTTTCAGTATAACTGAAAGAGCGCTATTACTCATTCTATTGATAATAATAGCACTCACCATTTTAATCAAATAGGGAAGTAATGAAAGTTCTTAGGATCTTGCAGCTCCTAGGAACTTTTCCCTATATTTATATTATACTTTATTTCTTTCGAAATTCAAGTCTGCCTTTTGAACTTTATTTGTACTAATTTTTTTTAGCTTTGTAGAAACACATTTAATAACCTCTGTTGGTCTGAAACAGTGCCGTATCGTATAATGGTCTATTGTTTGTTCTGTAACTATAAATTCGTCACCGTTTGCTTTCTTGATTGCATCCCCGCATTGTAAAAAGGTTTCATCAAAAATTTGTTCATCCAGATTTTCTACTATTGTTATTTTTGCTTTCATGTCTTTTCCTTCTTTTACACTCCTCTGTCAAAATTTATCTGCCTTTTTTATCTTTAAACCATTTCATAAAGATATAAACCGGTATCAAGGTCAGTATTAACAAAATAATAATTACATTTTTTATGTTAATAGGTGTATTTGTTATATACCCTATTGAGAATGAGCAAAGTATTACTATAATTTTTAAAATACTACTAGATATAGTATCGCCAGAGCCTAAAAAATATTTTAGGTCTTTTTTAGTCAATATAAAATACTCTTGTTTCGCCATAAAATATATTATATCAATTTGCTATAATTATAGTGCAAGTGGTAACTCTAAGTTTCTACCTGCAATACAAAGTGTCCAAGGTTTTGTATTTCCTGGGAAAAATTATTAAATCCGGGAGGGTTAAAATTATCAATAAAAAATTGGGTTCAAACGGTACTGGTCTTAAAGCATTAAAAGAAACTTTAAGAAAAATAGACAGTGTCTATTTTAGACACCATGAGCATTGAATTTAACAATAACTTGTTGTACAATGTTAATCCGAGAAAGGTGTAGTTATGAAATATAAAAGTTTTAATATTCCTGTAACGGAGGTTGCAGAATACTTTTTGTCAAAGGTCAATACTGAATTTGGGGACAGTATTACTAATTTGAAACTACAGAAATTAGTTTATTTTGCACAAGGGTTTGTATTAGCTATAACAGGAAAAACACTTTTTAATGAAAACTTAATTGCGTGGCAGCATGGGCCGGTCGTTATAAGTCTGTATGATAAATACAAAAATGGCGCTAATGCTATTGATATACCGGAAACTTTCAATTTGCCTCACCTTTGTAACAATGATGAGTTAATTGACATACTAGATGATGTTTATAATACATATGGCCAATTTTCTGCCTGGAAATTGAGAGAAATGTCACATTTGCCAGGAGCGCCCTGGGATAAAGCTGAGATAAATCAAACTCTTAATTTGGATGATATGTATACTTATTTTAAAGGATTACTGATTGCATAATGGGAAAAGGGTCAAGAATAACAACCCCTGGTGAGCTAACCAGAGGAAACAAAATTATTTTACCTGGCAATCCTTTTAATATTGAAAATTATGATAATCTTAAACCCGCGTTTTCTTTTGAATATGTACAGGGTAATTATTGTTTATCAAAATGGAATAATAAAAAAATTAAAAGACTTATTGAAGAACTGGCTAAATTTGAAACTCATACTTGGGCTGAAATACAAAGAAGCAGTATTTTTAGATATTCAAAAGTTAATAAAAACGGTTTAACAGTTTCTATTCCTGCATTTATAACCCCTGATGTTAATATTTATTACTTAAAGCCGTTTGGCAGTAATACTCCTTATCGAGTATTTGGCGTAAGAGAGGGGCATAATTTTAAATTTCTTTGGTTCGATTACAAACATGAAGTTTATCCCGGATGTTACTAAATCCCCGTCAAGTTCTGGAGCTGGTATTGGGTGTATTCAATGTCCTGTGCATTGATTCTTGCAATTTCCGTTGCGATTTCCTGCGCATTGTCACCGGTAATATTATTCTGATTTGTAATTGTAATATTTTGTGAGAGATTATTCATCCCCGGCGGTGTAGTTGCTTCAGGTGTGTTCATAAAATCCGGAACTGGCGCAGCCCCGCCGGTCGGTGCACCGTCTTTATATTGTCCGAAGTCTGTTAATTGTTTCCAGAGAGGTATTTCTCCCTGGTTAGATTTACCGGATTTATGCGCGTTTTCGATTGCGTATTTACCGACTCCGGCCACACCTCCCACTACAGCACCTGTTGCAGTACCGACAACCGGCACGACAGATCCTACGGCTGCGCCTGCTGCTGCTCCTCCGATTACACTTGTTGTTTTTTTGATATTCTCTTTATTTTTATCAAAGTTAAGCACAAAACTCTTGAGTGTGTTAACCGTCTCTGTTAGTGCGGGAGCAAAGTCAGCTACCAGCAGGCTTTTAAGCTGGTCGAAAGCAAGAGTTAATTCCGCCAGAGATTCAGTGGCCTTTGTGTTTTTTTCAATCACATCATCCGGAAGCGAAAAAGCGTCAGAAAGGTTAAAATCTCCACGGTCAAAAAGATACCCCCATTCGGAGGACATACCGAGATTGCTGAATGCAAGGTTGCGCCCCTGTTTTGTTAACCCGTTTGTACGATCTCTTATGTCATTTAGTAATTTTACCGTGCTCTCATAATCTCCGAGATAATCTTCAGGAGATAGTCCGAGGTTGGCAAATTCCCGGACAACTCCTTCAGGTAAACCGCCCTGCCCTGTTTGTAACTTAGTAAATATATCGTTAAATCTTTCAACATCACCTAAAATACCTTCACTGACATTTTTTGATTTTACATAGGTTGTGAGCTTCTGATATTCTCTGTTAGTTGCTCCGAGAGCATTTGCCATTTTGCCGATACCTACTGCGGTGTTACCGGCTTCTTTAAAAGGTTTTGTTAAAGTATCGGCGAATTGTGTTGCAGCATTTTTACCTATTAAAAAACTGGCAGATACCGAGTTCAGATTTTTCAAGAGTGACGGCAGCCCTTTTGTTGAGAACTCGACAAAGAGTTCACCGAGTTTGTTTTGCGCTCTGCCCTGCTGGTTGTTTTCTGCCATAATGCCTCCTGTGTTTATTGTAACAAAGGCGGTAAATATTCTTGCAATACTAAGCCCTCCTCATTTAATCCTATCATCCGGCTTGAAACTCTGCGCAATTTATGATACATTACACAAAAAGGTTGTGTGAATGAGTAGAAAAAGTAGTGATGCGGGTGTTGCTCTTATCGGTTATGCTATCGGTTTAGTTGTAATGCTTGTTGCCGGTGTATTTATGTTTCTGGGTAATGTAGCAAAATATAACTTATGGGAAAAATTCTGGATAACCTCAATTCCTTTAGGTATAGTGAGCATTACAGGTTATTATTTTTATTCAGCTTATCCGGATGTTATGTTGTTTGTACTTCTCACAGCTTGGCTTGTGTACATAGTTTATTGGGCTTGTGTAATAGGAGATAAGAATCTGACAGAGAGAAAAGAAATCACGAGCCAAACGGGAGTTACTACTCCGAATTGTCCATATTGCGGCTATGCACTGGCAAAATTCCCGCAAAGAAAAACAAAATGTAAATATTGCGGTAATTATATTTATGTGCGTACACGTCCTTCTGATAAACAAAAAATTCTTGTAAAAGAAGAAAATATTGAGGTTATTGAAGAGCAAATTGGAAGAAAAAAAAGTAAAGAACAAGTTCCGGTTATAGACGCCTCAAAAGAAATGCAGGAAATTATTAATTATTTTACCTCTAATTACAAAGAACTATGCACCTATGAAACGATTCTAAATATTGAAGAAAACGACCGGTTAGAAATAATGCGCTATATGTGGGAAAATTGGAATTATCGGATTAAAAACAAAGTATTAAAAGAACGCTTTCCGAAGTATGACATAGAAGTTTTAAGCGCCATTCAAAGCATGGAAACCGGACGTATTTATACTTATTACCATCGGAATGAAATAATCAACAGAACTGCCGAAGATAATCCCAAACCCCTTATAAAAATTAGCGGAATAAATGAGCCTGTAGGAGAAAAACTCTGTACGATAGAGGATATAATAAATGTTTATAACTGGAGCATAAAAAATGATGAGCCGATAGTTAACTTTATAGAAAAGCGCTGGTTTGATGATTTTCCTGATTGCAGAGTTTATTTATTTCAGGATGATGATTTTAGGGAATTTACACCGCATGAATTGAAAAAGTTTTGCAAAGATAGAAGATTAAAATATCCTTATTAACAGAAAGGAGCCGGATAAATGATAAATACTTCTTTTTCAAACAATATGAAATATATTTGTCGAAATTGTGGCAGTATGCAATATCAAATAGGACGCTCGGGCGGATGTGCTCAGACATTTTGGCAATGGTGTCTGGGTATAACTGTCGTTATAGGCTTATTTTTCCCGATAGCATTTATAGTCGTTGCATTTGAAGTATTATTTTTAATTCTTACAAGCAGAAATCCTGCTTCCAATTTTTGTTTTAAATGTAAGGCCCGTGGGTGTGTAGTTCCATTCAATACCCCTGCAGGACAACAGATATACAAGAATTTCTACCCTGAGGAATATGAAGAAGAAGAAAAGCAAAAAAACATTGAGCAGTCATTAAAAGAAGAAATAAATGAAGAAATAAAAAACTACTCAAATAAGGACTGGGTATATATTATCATACCGGTAATTATAGTATTTTTAATTATATTTATATTACAAGGCTTAATTGTTTACTATTCTAATAATGAACCTGTAAAACCTGAACAAAGAGAGAAGCGGGAAACTTCTGCCCAGCCAGAAACTCGTCAGACACTTACCAAATCAGAATGTGAAAAGCTCTATGATACAACTTTACAAGATTATTCGATAAATAAACAAGCAGGTAAGGAAACCGAAATAAATGACTATTACACAAAGTGCGCTGCCTTCTCCCCAAGAGAAAAACAATCTTTTTTATCTTATTACTACTGGGGCCTAGCAGAAAAAGAGAAGAACCAATATAATTATGAAAAGGCTATTACTTATTATCACAAAGCACTTGAAGCCAACCAAAAAAGTACTAATATAAATGATAAAAAAGGTACTATGTGGCTTTATCATTATTTATCAGAATGTTATTTTAACACCTGGCAGATGGAAGAAGCTAAAAAATATGCTCTGCTAACTGTACAGGAAAAACAAAGACTTGGCAAGTCTCGTGTGGGTTTAGTAGATTATGAACGTTTAGGAGATATTTGTTATAACCTCAAACAGTATGATGAAGCAGAAAATTATTATATAAAAGCATTACAGGAAATAGAGTACTTGAGAAACTTGCCGCTAGATGTCCGTAACAGAATGGATTTATCAGATTTAGATGCAAAAGAAGAAAAATTTATCTCTATTCTTAACGGCACATTCTCCCAATAGATTTTGCCCACTTTGCTACAATGTAGTTAATGACTACTTTAAATGCTTTTTTAACATCTTTTAACGCTAAATATGGTATTGGGGATAAACTCTCGATGGCGCGCAGCCTGCTGCAGGATAACGTCAATATAGGTGAGGCGGTTGTGAATGTCTTATCCTCAACAGGTATTGCCGGTTTTAAATTCCACGTACCGGAATCTGAACAGGTTAATATGGAGAGCGATATTACAGACCATTACACTGATTCCAACTCTGTTATACAGGATCATGTCGCAAAGCGCCCCGTAGTTTTAACACTTAGCGGGTATCAGGGTGAATATTTTTACAGTGTTAATGAAATAGAAGATATGTTGGCAAATGTTACGCCGGTTCTATCTCTTTGCAAGCAGTTTGTACCCAAACTAAGCGCAGCTACAATACAGGCTAAACAAGGCTGGTTGAATTATCAAAATACAATCAATACGGGCGAGGGAATAGGTGAAAATCAAAACGTAGATCCTTCAAAGACCTTGACGGAAAATACGACGCTTGCAAGTAAAGCCGGCCTTTTGTGGAACTCTCTTAATGGTGTCGATTTATTCAAACTCTTTCAGGATTTGTATAAGCTTAAATCCGCACAGACAAGGGCATTTTTGTTTTTTGAGGCATTATGGAAATCGGAAGCCGTCTTTACGGTTGAGACTACCTGGAAACGGTACGATAATATGATGATTCAAAAAGTGCTGCCTATTCGTGAAAGCAATGCTGATATGACAAGTTTTATGGTTACATTTAAACAAATGAATTTCGCACAGACAAGATTTGAGAGCCTGAACAATGCAGCAGGCAGAACCCGAAGCCAGCTTGCGAAACAGGTTAATAAAGGTATCAGTAAAGGTTCGGAGGTGCAGGCGGTATAATGTACGAGTTGAACGAACTGGGAGTAGAACCTAACCAGAAAATAGAAAAGATTTTAGATGACGGCTCAACCGTGACGCTTGAATTTGATTACAAAGAAAATCAACTGGGCTGGTTTTTCGGGGTAAAATGGGGCGATTACAATTACAAAAACATAAGGTTAACTACCAGCTACAACATTTTACGAGCTTACAGGAACTATTTACCGTTCGGTTTGAGGTGCGATACTCAGGATGATGAAGAACCTATGTTTTTAACCGATTTTGCTACCAAATACGCAACGGTGTATCTTCTGACCCGTGAGGATGTCCAAACTATAGAGGGGAATTATTATGTTAAAACTCCAACGGAATTACAGGGCTGAATTTGAAATCGGTGAGCGAAACGGTCTGGACTTAATCCCCCGTGACAAGTTAACCATAAGTTATCCGTTTAGCTGTCAGTTTCAGATTTCTTCCGGCACGTATCAAACCCAGAATCAGGGAGTATTCCAGCTTGTTAACCTAAGTAGAAACGACCAGGCACGGTTATGGCTTGATATGTGGAACTTTGGCAAAAAGTATATTTATATGAAGTTTTACGCCGGTTACGGTGAAAATATGCCGCTTGTTTTTTCCGGATATATCCAGAATTGTACCTCTGAAAAACAGGGAGGGAGTACCGAGTTTATAACGGAGATATTAGCGTCTGCCAGTACCGAGTTTTATGAGTACGGTTTTCTTAATGCGACTTTTACCAAAGGCACTACCCTAAAAGACATTTTAGGACTTGCGACAAGCGGAAGTGGTAAAATATCTGTCGGATATATTACTCCGGATATAGAGCCGTTACCCCGCAATAAAACCTTTATCGGTCAGACTCTTGACCTTCTGGGGCGTGAGTACGGCGGGTATAATATTTTTATTGACAATGATGAGATTAACATACTGGGTGACAGAGATTTAATCCCCGGAGAAGTTCTGGTTATATCGGATGAAAGCGGATTATTAGGCAGCCCCAGACGTGCAAATGCTTATGTCGAGTGTGATATGCTCTTTGAGCCCCAGATTAGGGCGGGGCAGGGGGTTACACTCTTGAGTTATACACAAACATGGTTAAATCAATCTTACAGAGTAGTAAAAATTGAACATAAAGGTGTAATAAGTCCGGTTGTTAGCGGGAAATTAATAACCTCTCTTACTCTTTCAATCCTGCCCGGAGATGCCAGAACACTCACCAAAGCGACACAAACAGTTCAGAGCGGGGTCGCAACTACCGGCCAATGGCTGAAGCCGGTACAGGGCAGAGTTTCAAGCCCGTTCGGGAGACGTACAGCTCCGATAAGCGGGGCTAGTACCAACCATTCGGGAATGGATATTGCGGCCAATATGAACACGCCCGTTAATGCTCCTGCGAATGGTAAAGTTATTACTACGGGCTGGATAAAGGGTTACGGGAAAACAATAATTATCGACCACGGTGTTATAAACGGCAAAAAAGTGACAAGCCTGTACGGACATTTAAACAACTGGCTTGTTAATCCGGGGCAGAATGTGTACACCGGAAATCAAATCGGACTTGTAGGGAGTACCGGAAACTCTACCGGCCCGCATTTACATTTTGAGGTAAGAGAAGACGGAACTGCGGTTAATCCGACCAAATATATAGGGAATTATTAATATGACAGCAAAAATAAAACAGGTTGAGAAATCACAAATAAATTTTAACGGAGTTATGGCACTGGCGCAAAACGCCGTTATGTCACGCCTTAATTGTCATAATATCGGGAAAATACTTGAATTTGACGCCGATACCCAACGGTGTACGGTTCAATTAATGCAGGTGAAGTTATTCAACGAACAGAATATAACCCCCGTTCCGATAACCGATGTTCCGCTTATAATTCTGGGTGCCGGTAACGCGCATATCACGATGCCTGACCCTGTGGGAACAATCTGCCTTCTGCTTTTTATGGACAGAAACATAGATTCATTCCTGGAGACAGGGGAATTATACGCACCGGACACGACAAGAATGCACGATTTTACGGACTGTGTAGCCCTGACTACTTTTACTACTCTTGCGAATCCGATGGTGGATTATGACACAGAAGCTATAACACTTATTCACCAAAAAATCATAGAAGAAGTTAAGAAGCAATCCTATATAAAGATTTATCCTGATAGAATAGAATTAAAAAATATTCAAGGCGAGGCAGCTCAGGGCTTGATTAGCATAGGTGAAAAGATAAATATAGGTAATAACACTCAAAATCTTGCCAATTTAATTCAGGCGTTTCTAACAGCCTGTGAGAATATAGCAGTAGTTACAAATACAGGAGTCTTGACACCTGCGGCGAAACAGGCGTTTACTGATTTAAAATCACAGTTTGAGGAGTTGTTACAATGAGTTTTAGAAATCTTGATTCTGCCCACGATTGGACATGGGGCGCTAATAAAAGCAATTATGTTACTGCTAATCAGGAGATAGGGCTTAATCTTGAAACCCGCATACTGTCGTTTCTCGGGGATTGCTTTTTTGCAACTAATGAGGGTATAGACTGGTTTAATTTGCTTGATTATCACTACCAGGACAGGCTGGAGAATGCCGTTCAGGAGGTAATTAAGAATACGGACGGTGTAACAGGTATTAACAGCGTGGATTTAATTGTGAATGCAGATAGGCAGATTAGAATCACATACGATGTACAGACAATTTATTCTCAATCTTATAAGGGTGAAGTAACGCCGATTAGACAATAGGCTTTTATTTTGATATGTTTGCTATGCAGGGTAGGGTAATACCATTACTTCCGCTTAGCCGCAAAATTAATGAAGAAATTTTGCTAAGAAAGGAGGTAAGCGATGGAAAGAATAATAAAAGCCGCCATCACTGCATTGATAGCGGCTTTACAAATTATTTTGATTTTCCTGTAGGGTATGAAGAAACCGCAATTGCACTGCGGTTACCCTGTTTTTTCATTATTTACTATTTTTATTGTTTTGTCAAGGGAATTTCAGGCTCTTTGTTATGCTGGATATAGATTATCTATCAACCAGCAAAGGAGCGCCTTATGGCACAAAACTATATCGGGATTAGCGGGCTTGTTACGCAATCTCTGGAAGAAATACGCCAGGACTTAATCACTAAATTTAAAGGCGTATACGGTCAGGACATCAATATTGAACAAAACAGTCCGGACGGGCAGTGGATTAATATTTTGGCGCAGGAAAAAAAAGACATTTTAGACCTGTTTACCCAGTTTTATAACAATCTTGATCCGGATAGAGTTATAGGTATTCCGCAGCAGATTTTGTATAAGCTTAACGGCTTGATAATAAAAGCGTATACATACAGCTACACTTATGTTAATGTCACGGTTAACGAATCGACCAGCTTACAGGGGCTTGACGCTAATATCGAGAGTGCTGACGGTACAGGCTACACAGTAAGAGATATAAACGGAAACCGATGGATACTTGCAGCATCCGCCGAACTTGAGGCAGGTGTGCATTCGCTTAATTTCAGGGCTGCTGATTTAGGAAGTATCACAGCGTTACCTAATACAATCAATGTTATGGAAACAATTGTTAAGGGTATTTCTTCTGTTAATAATCCGGCAGGAAATTATATTACAGGTTCAACCGGTGAAACATCCGCACAATTTAGATTGAGAAGAAATCAGGCAATGGCAGTACCTTCTCAGGGGTTTGATGAGAGTACAGAATCACAAATGCTCAATCTGACAAACGTTACACAGTGCAAAGTATATGATAACCGTACAAATATGGTAGTTAACGGTATCCCTGCGCACGGTATTTGGGTTATTGTACAGGGCGGACAGCCGGAAGATATCGGACGGGTTATTTACAACAACCTGCCTCCGGGTATTCCGATGAAGGGTGAGCAGACTGTTTGGGTGCAAAAGATTAATGGCGATTTAGTAGAAGTTTTGTATGATGTGCCGTCTGCTGTTAATTTGTATGTAAGAGCCACTATTAAAAACTTTACTACAACCGATTTAGACCAGAACTATATCAAGGAACAGCTTGCGCTCACGGAATACACAATCGGCGGCAGGGCAGAGAGTTCAACGCTTCTGGGTACAATAAAAGAGACAATAGGTGATGCCGGTACGCCTTATAACGTAGAAATATCAACCGATAACTCAAGTTGGGTCGAATATGCAGTGCCAGCCGGTCTGGATGAATTCTTTGTAATAACAACAGCTAATATAACGTTAACAATTGTTTAGGAGCAGCAAATATGCCTGACTACACACAGGATATACAGGACGTTAAAACCTATTATGCGGATTTATTAATTCTCCAGTACCGGAATAAACCGAAGGCACGGGAGACAATCAAGATAGGCGCAGATATTTACCTCGGAGACGGGGTAATATTTCAGCTGCAGGATATTCTCGATATCGACAAGGCGGAAGGTGCACAGCTTGATATTATCGGAAAAATCCTTGACTGCCCGCGGGTTGTTCAAGGTATTTATAACGATATGATTTTTTTCCAGTTCTATGACGGGCCGGATTCTGTCGGATTCTCGACGGTAGGCAATCCGCAGGGCGGGAATTTCAGAACGATACAGAATTATAACCAGAGCGAGTACTCGCTTCCGGATGATGATTACAGATTCCTGCTCAAATTCAAATCTGCTGTAAACGTCATGCGGGGCTCCGAGCGGGGTATTGATGAAGCGTTATGGAATGTTTTTCAGGGCGATGTTTTATTAAAGAATAACCATAATTTAACCATTACTTATATTGTGTCAGCAGAACGCACATTGGCGGCGTTAGCAGCAAAACAATTAGGGTATTACAGAGCCCCCGAAGGTATCGGTGCAAATTATGTACTTAGAGTGCCTTCTCCTTCTCAAATTTTCGGATTCAACCGTAAAGGTATAATGAATAAGACGGTTGTCGGTTTTTCAACCAAAGACAAACGTCAAACCGGTACGTGGCTGACAAAAGAGAACCTTATCTCGCTTGTGACGCCCGAGGGATAAAAATAAACAAGTAAGTATCAACCAAAGGAGCAATAAATGCCTAAACTTGACCGTGTAACACAGAAAGTTTTTGCGAATCAGTCAGGAAGTCTGGAAGTAACTGCATTTGGTACAGCAAAAGACCAGACACCTGTTTATACAAAAGATTTAACACAGATACAAAATACTAACTTTTTAAATGGATGGCAGAGCGCAGTCTTATCCGATAAGTCCCCCTGGGAGGAGGATATGAATGCGCTTTTCTTTGCGGTAACAACTCAGCTTGCGTATTTATTTCAGCAGGGTATTCCTGAATATGATGCCGGCACGACTTATTATATCGGCTCACTAGCTAAGGTTACTAACAACCAGGGCTATGTAACCGTGTATAAATCTTTAACTAATGATAATACCGGTAATGCGGTTACTAATGATGCTTATTGGCGCGTATTCCAGTCAGACGGGAGCCTGCAGCTTGCAAATTATGAGATAGGGCTTCCGCAGCCTACACTTAGTAACACGCTTTTTCCGAACGAAATTTGGCTTGATGGCCAAACTGTATCAAGGACTACTTATGCCTCCCTATTCAATATTTATGGTACAACATACGGCGCTGGTGATGGCAGTACAACGTTTGTATTGCCTAATTTTAAAGATAGGGTTTTCTGGGGAAGTAATACATTTGGTTATATAGAGGCTGGGTTGCCAAATATTTTAGGGGAATGGACTGCCACAACAGAATCCAGTCAGGCACCTTTGAATCCTACAGGAGCCTTTTATGTAATAAGTGAATACGGGGATGGGGCTGATGGTACAAAAGGACGGTTTTATCGTGTAGGTTTTGATGCATCACGTTCAAATGGGGTTTTTGGCAAGTCAAACACTGTACAGTCACCAGGTATAGGATGCCGGGTTAAAACAAGATGGTATTAAGGGGAAGAAATGACAAAGATAGAGCGCAAAACACAAAAGATTTTTGCAGGGAATGCTGATACTGACGAACTTGCAGTATTTGGAAGTATGATAAGCGGCACCCCTGTTTATAATGATGATATAGAAGCATTACAGTCAGAAGCTTATACAGAGGGTTGGAAAGCTGCTGTTGCTGCAAACGAAGCGCCGTTTATGGAAGAAATGAACGCTGTCCAATATGGTTTTTCTAAACAGCTTGCTTATTTGTTTCAGCAGGGTATTCCTGAGTGGGATGCCGGTACAACTTATTATCTGAACTCTTTTTGTCAGGTGGGCGGTGTTATTTATAAATCAAAGCTCGATGAAAATATTAATCATTCACCTGGAGATGATACAGAAGAAATATATTGGACACCGTTCAAAGCTGGAGATAGTGGCAGCGGCGGTCTTGAGGTCTGCGATATCGGTATGTCCTTGTATATTGATGAAACGAAAGGTTTGCGTAGATGGCTTAACGGTCAGATAGTAGTAATTAATCAGAACACTCAAGGTTTCTTGACACGGTTAAAAAAAATTGTTGCGCTTTATCCATCTTTGCTTACAACCGAGGAGAACTGGCAGGCAGCAAAAACCCTTAGCGCATTCGGTCAGGTTGGTAAGTTTGTATTCAACTATGCACAGGATGAGGAAACTGTTGAAAGTGTAAGACTTCCAGCTGTGGTTAATGTTCAGGGCTTATTAGATTTGCAAAATCTGGGTATGACTGTTAAAGCAGGATTGCCCAATATTGAAGGGATGGTTTATTATGGACATGGCTACTTGGCTAACGCAACTGGCGCATTTTATAGAGGTGTACCAAGAGAATTGCCAAGAACCACAGATGGCAAAGTTGAAAAAGATTATGAACTTCTTTTCGATGCTTCTCGTTCTAACCCAATCTACGGCGCCACTGACACAGTACAGGAAGAAGCCATTCAGTACCCTTACTACATCCAGATAGCCACAGGGCAGGAAACAGAGGTCAATATCACAAATGAGATTGAGCTGAATAATCCATTTTTCTTTGGAATGAGCCAGTATTTTGATGTAGAACCGAATAATCTCAGCTGGCTAAAATCTGATGGTAAGTATAAACCTAAATCTGTTTATCCTGACTATTACAACTGGATTTTAGAAAATGTTAATAAAGGGGTAGAAGGGTTTAAAGGCCAAGAAGGCTATTGTTTTATAGCTACTGATTCATCTAGTTATTATTGGTGGGTTTCTACTGAAAGTCCAGTAGTGGGTGCATCAGTATATAGGTATGATGCTGGCGTAAATTCAATGTTTTTTGATGGTACAGTCGAAACATTAACCTTAAATGGATTTACTTTTACTTCAATTTTTGAAGGCTCGTCTTACACGGTAACAAGAGATTCAAGTAAGGATACAAGTATATTACACCCTGCAGCATGGATTACAGACAACGACTTTGAAATTAATACCTCTGATGAAACCTTTAGGTTGCCGTTGAAAAATGGCACAGAAGGAATGTTTGGAGGCGGTGCTGTTGTTGGTAATGGTTATGGTTTAGGGTTAACACCTGATGGCTCTAATTTGTTTATGCTT